GTTTGGTAATCGAAAGCGCAAATACAGATGAAACTGTGGAATCATCCATGGCAATGATCATTTGGGGATATGATGATACCATTGAATTTGTGACGGTTTATGATCAGGCCGGAAACACATTATATTCTAATATCTAAAAGGCAACGGAAAAGCACTCTGAAAAGGGTGCTTTTTTTATGGAAAAGGGGGTGAAGACTTGTCAAAAGATGTCAGTATTGTATTCAAAGCATCTGACGGGCTATCTGAGAGCCTAAAGCAAATGAGGAAGAATGTAAACAGCCTTTCCAATGATGTGACAGAGTACAGAAAAATACAGGATCAGGCATTCCAGAAAAAAACCGAAATAAAATTTGACATTGTCCAAGCCAAAAAAGACCTGAAAGACCTGACAAAAGCCGTGCAGGATAATGTGGATGGAGCAAAGGAAGCCTTCATGGACAAACAGCTTGCGTTAGAAAAGCTGAATGAAGAATACAAGCGTCTGTCACAGGTTGCAAAAGAGGCAGGGAAAGCAGAGCGGGATTTGGCAGCGGATATGAGCCGTACCAGCAATGCCAATGCAGGGAGAGGCTTTTCTTCGTCTTTAAGCGGATTCATGAATGGTCTTGCCTCTGCAGGATTGGGAAGTATGATTGGATCGGCGGCACAGAATTATATGAATACGACAATCACATCCGTTTTTGGACAGAACACTGGCGGGATGGTCAGCGGTGTCATTGGCGGAGGTATTCAAGGTGCAGCCATCGGCAGCATTGCGGGCCCCATCGGGACAGCAGTTGGTGCAGCGGTCGGTGGGTTGACGGGTGCCATTAACGCACTGGCCGATAAAAACAGCCGAGAGGATGATTATTTCCGAAGCGAGGTGCAGAGTTTGCACAGCAGTGCCATAAATGAGATGAATTCCGCACTGGAAAGAAGCAGCGTTTATGCATCTGAAAGAGAAGATTACCAACGCAACTATGCCAGTATGACAGATGATGCTACCGGAGCTAAATTATATCAGGCAATCAAAGAATACGGGGACAAAACACCATATGATACTTCTGTGATGCTTGCAAAAGGCATGGAAATGCTGTCTTATGGTATCGAAAAAGAAAAAATCATGGATTACACAGACATGATTGGGAATATTGCCATGGGCAATGCCAATAAATTTTCAGGTCTGTCTTATGCCATTGCGCAATCAATGGGTGCTGGCGTGCTCAACGGTCAGGATCGTAATCAGATGGTTGGCTGGGGTTTTGATCCGTTGGAATATGTGGCAAAAAATGAAGGCATCACAAAAGCGGCTGCAAAGGATCTGATGAGTGACGGTAAGATCACGGCAGAGATGCTGGAAGATGCAATGCGTACTGCTACCAGCGAAGGAGAACGTTTCCATGATGCTGTCAATGCTATGAGTGATACATTTTCCGGTTTGCAGGGGCAGTTAGAAAGTGCCAAAAAGAATATTGAGATTGCCATGGGTGAAGGTTACAATGCCGCAAGAAAAGAAGGTATGGCGAGGGAAATCGAAGCCTATAACGGTCAAATGGGCGAACAGATGAAAGAAGCCTACAGAATGATAGGTGCATATGAAGCGGAAATGGAAAATCAGCATCAACAGTCCATCCTGAACGCTCTGGAACAGGCAAACCAAGATATCGAAAGCAAAGGTCTGGAAGGCTTGGATGCACAAAAGCGTATGTGGGAAGCCTACACGGAAGCCGAGATCGAATATAAAAACGGTGAGGAATACCAGAAAAAACTGCAGGCAGAAAAAGACCTGGTACAAAGCATCCAAGGCGCATTGGTGGAAAGCGGGGATTACGTCAGCTTTGGATCGGCAATGGCGAATGAATTTTCCAAAGGATGGAGCTCTACCAGAACCAATAATGCTGTCAATGACATCAAGTCATTGGGCGGCGGCAGTTTTTTGAACGGTCTTTTTGCACGAACTGCGTTAAAATACGGCACACCGACAGGTCATGCAACGGGGCTGCCAAGGGTTCCGTATGATGGGTACCCGGCAATCCTCCATGAAGGTGAACAGGTATTGACACGTGTAGAGGCGGATAAACAAAAGAATGGTACCGGCGGTGTGCATGTTGCAAAATTGGCAGACAGCATCATCGTGCGAGAAGAAGCGGACATTGATAAATTTGCTACGGCATTCGCAAGAAAAATCATGGCTGCTGCGGAATGTTATGCGGGCTAAAAGGGGGAATGAAGTTTGTTTGAATTTTGGCTTAAGAATGAAACGAAAAGCGAAGATATGCTTCTGCCCGTTACTCCTGAAGGCTATGAGATCAGCACAGGCATGGAAATTGAAACAGTACGGGCAACAAATCTTGGTGATATCAATGTTGCCGGCCGGCGTAAGCCGAAGAGCATCACATTAAGCAGTTTTTTCCCGGCAAGAGATTATCCGTTTGTCAGAAAAGGCGGCATCTTGCTGGGAAATGCTGCGGAATATGTGAAAAAGCTGGAACAATGGAAGGATGCAAAAGATATCATCCGACTGGTTATCGCTGACAATGGCGGTGCACGTGTCAATGAGCAGTTTTATATCGAAAATATTACTTCCGGTGAAAGGAAAGAGGATAACGGTGATATCACATATACGATCAACTTGCGGCAGTATACACCTATGAAAGTTTCTGCCGTTGCACAGGCGCCTGCGGCAAACACGCCAAGAACGGATACAACAACAGCAGCACCGAAAAAGGCGAAAACATATACAGTCAAAAGAGGAGATTGCCTGAGTGCCATAGCAAGGCAGGTATATGGGGACGCCAATCAGTGGAGAAAAATATATGAAGCCAATAAATCTGTGATTGGAAAAAATCCAAACCTTATCTTCCCTGGACAGACCTATACAATCCCATAAGGGGGAATCAATATGAGCATGAGAGCGTTCCATATTTCCAAAGAAGGGAATAAGACGGAGATTACAGAAATCATCACCAGTTTGACCATCAGCGGAGAATATAGAAGCTGTGCGAGGATGTGTCAATTTGGCATCGTCCATGCTGCTGGGGACGAAAGAACGTGGCTGATCCGCATAGATGTGGGGGATATCATCAAAGTGATAGATGTGGACAAGGTAATGTTCCAAGGTCCCGTTTGGACAAAAAGTAAAGCCACTGAAACGAATGAGATTGACTATACCTGCAATGATTATGGGATTTATCTGAAAAAGAACAAAGCCAGCTATGTATTCAATAAAATGACGCCGGAAGCCATTGCGAAAAAGGTATGTGGTGATTTTGGTGTCAAAATTGGAAGCCTGTCTATTACTGGGGTGCCGATCAGCAGGAAATTTTTCAATGTCAGCTTATACGATATCATTATGACGGCATACTCACTGGCGAATGACAAGAAATACTATTGCATCTTCGAGGGTGAATTGATGTATATGCTGGAAAAAGGCAAAAAGGAGTGCACACCGCTGGAGAGTGATGTGAACCTGTTGACAGCCAGTGTCAGTGAGAGCTTGAACAATATGGTCAATCGGGTAAGGGTTTACAGCAAAGAAGATAAACTGCTCAAAGAATTCACGGAAGAAGCGGATGCCAAGTTGTATGGATATTTGACGGAAATCATCCGAATTTCCAGCAATGATGAAGACTATACCAAGAAGGCAAAGGACATGCTGGAAGGTGTGGAGCGGAAAATCAGCGTGACAAATTTCGGGACATCAGAATACATCACCGGAAAGAAAGTCAATGTGACAGAGCCGTATACAGGCTTGACAGGGATATTCTATATTGATGGTGATGAGCATAACTGGAAGAATGGAATTTATACAAATAAGCTGACGCTGAATTTCGAAAATATGATGGACGATAAAGACAGTGGCAGCGAAAATAAGTGAGGTGGGCTATGTATAACGAAAATGATAACCCATACAACAATTTTTTAGGAATCATGAGGGAACAGGGAGAGATAAACAACCCCGTTCCCTTTTTGATTGGAGAAGTCAAAACGGCAAACCCTTTGACAGTAGCCATAGGGGATTTCGTACTGGAGAGAAAAGATTTGAAAATCAACAAATTTCTGCTGAAAAATTATCAGCGAAGATTAAATTTGGCAACCACTGGAGCAACAGGTGTGACAAATACAAAAAGTGGGGGCGGCGGTGATGACGCATTTGCTTCACATGCCCATGACCAGAACACCA